GAAGTCGATTTTACCCCCACCGAAGAATCCTGCATCATATACTCCACCCTTTCCGAGTTTTTCTATCAGAGGTATTGAACGACTTAAGTTTTTTACAAGTCCTTCAAAGTCTATACCACCGACCGATACCTCTATACTGCCAAACTTATTTAATGCATTGGTTATCTTTTCGAGTGCATTCGCACCTTTCATCAACTTGTCAGATTTATCAGCAATTTTCATTACTTGCGCGATTGGCGATTCTGAACCGGTAACAAAGTTTAAGACTCCTTTTGCTGCATTTGCAAGAGATCCTAAAAAGTCACTACCAGAGAATGCCAGAAGACCAGCTGAGATCTTTGCCATACCAGCCGCAAATCTGCCGGCCTTCGAATCCTCTCCATCGCCGTCCAACAGGTCGGTAATTCCCAAGAGATCTTGAACATTCTGCTTTATCGTCTGCGTCCAATCTGAACTGCTAATCGTATCTGCAATGGCGGCCGCAGTCTTACCGATACCGAATGCAGCGAGCCCTGCGCTGATTCCACCCATAATTGCTACGAATGTACCCGTCTCACCAAATGCTGCGAGCTTACCGCCAAGAGCATCTTCGATCGACAGCAGAGTAATTACGTTGTCCTTGATCGATTGTGCCCACGCTGGATCCTGAAAGTCTGCGATCGCACTACCAATACCAGCGACTGATGAACCCGCACCAAAGAGTGCGAGACCGGCAGCAAGTCCACCCATAATTCCAACGAAAGTACCGCTTTTAGCAAAAGCGTCGCCAAGACCATCGACCGTATCAGATATTGACAAGAGAGTGATTACATTTCTCTTTATTGATTCGGCAAAGTTCGGATTCAAAAAGTCAGTAAGAGCATCAGACAGACCAGCGATTGACGAACCTACACCGAATACAGCAAGACCGGCACCAAGAGCCGACATAGCACCAATAAATGTACCACTCTTTGCTAGTACATCAAGATTGCTTTTTCCAACAGATTCTGGAATAGACAAGAGAATGGCTACGTTATCTTTAACTGTCTGGGCAAAAGTGCTATCCTTGGTAAAATAGTTGACGGCAGCCGCAACACCTGATCCTAAGGCAAACGCAGCAAGACCAACTCCAAGAGCCGTCATAGCGCCGCTAAAAGCTGCGCTTTCACCAAAGAAAGCTAGAGACCCATCGGATACTTCATCCGGGATCGACAGAAGAGCTATTACGTTCTCTTTAATTAACTCTCCGTCGATCTCCATCATCTTGTCAAGAAGATAACCGCCACCGGCAAGAAGAGCGCCGAAACCCGCTGCGCCAAGACCAACACCTGCGCCAGCAAGGCCTAGACCACCAAGTAGTCCTCCGCCACCATCTTCTTCGCCACCAGCACCGCTGCCAGTACCTCCACCGGGTTGACCCTCCAGTGCGGCCAGCATTTGCTCGTTCTGGCGCTTCTGTTCACGACGTTCCTCAAGAGAGCTCGATGATGTATCGAGCAGCATTCCGTATAGACTCGATACATCGGAGCTAATTGTCTCGAGCGATGCGCCGATACCAATAAGCTCTTCGTTGTTGAGTGCAGTGATCTGATTTAGAGCCTGCAGTTCTTGAGTAACGTCTGAAATCTTATCCATTTCTACCGTGTGCCCTTATGTCGGAGCCTTTCGTTCTCTTGTTGAATATGGTCCACAAGCATTGTAATGTAGACCTCCCTTTCCCACGGTATCATATCATCAAGTTCTGTAAGACTGTACTTATGATGCTGCATCATTGAAAAGTTCGTCTTAAAGTGATTCACAAGGTTATCATGGGAAAGGGCTATCCGAAAAAATTTGCCAGACCTCGAAGTGCCGTGTCGTTCTGATGACTACAGTTCGTACACTTAAACGATACCGCAAGTTCTGTTGCAGGAATGTTCTCGACGAACTTGCGAATACGCGCAAACTGCTCTGCATTAAGCGACTCGATAAACTCAGAGAGTTCCTGTCTTGATTGAGCCGATGCGTCAAAGATCTCTTCACCGGAGTAGATCGAATCGATACACTCGAGTAGTAGGCTAAAGATCTTTTCCACGTTGTTTGTGTTCTGATCGGCTCGTGAGTTTAGAACAGAATCGACCGATGGATACTTCATCTTTACACCGACCGTATCAGTGAGTTCGATGGTATCCGAGACTTCCTCCGCACTGTTTACACGAACGTCATTAAGATCGATCGCAACCTCGTTTGCGGTATCACACTCCTCGCACTTCATTGATACCTGTACGGACTCACCAACAGATTTTGATCGAAGCTGTGTAAAGATGTACTCCATATCAAACATCGTAATGTGACCGGTATCGACCTCATCGTTTGTACACGCAGAGATCACCTCTTTAATCGCTCGAATCATCTGACGATCGTCGTTCGACTCCATGGCCATCATAAGGATCTTTTCCTCTTTGACCAGATAGGGCCGATATGCAATCGTTTTGTTTAGTGAGGGAATCGTCAGCTCGTAGCTGGGTGCGTTAAGTTTAGGAAGAGCCATAATTATTCTCCGTCAAGTTTCCAGTTGTCATATGCAAAAGTTGCGTTTACACGAATCACTTCATTCTCTGAAGCATTACTAAGTTCGATAGAATCGAGCTGTGTCGGATAGGCTTTCATTAGCCTAAATTGTTTCATTACTTTATTCTGCGAGTTAAGATGCTCGATGAGTATGTCTCTTGAATACTCTTCTTTAAAGCCGACGTTATAGGGTCCATCAACGTTCTCAATACCGATGATGATCGTCTTTTGCCAATCGTAGATAAAGTCCCATGCGGTCCACTCGTTCGTTAGAAGAAACGATACTGATACATCTTCCTGACCAAACTGATAGGCGATCTGTTTCTGTTTAGGTGAGCTAGTTCTATCCTCACTAAAGATCTGACGTCCTGGTAGTGTCACGGAGTCACACATGATATTAAGACTACGAGGATCGTACTCATTGCTCTCAAATAGTACTCGATATCTATTGGATCTAGCAAACCCAGACGAAAACGTTGCTTTAAGATCGTCTATGCTGCTCATATCATTTTCCTAGAGTCTGACCATACCGAACGTGTACCAGCCTTCTTAAACGATTCGGTCGGTAAGAACAACGCAATCGGCCACTCCGGTGCATCGACCTCGACGACCTTTGACTTGACGTAACCCGACAGGTATCTCTTGAACGTCGGCTGAAAGGCAGAGTACTTAGCAGTCCCTTTGAGAATCGAATAAGTAATGTTCAGCCGAGTTGTGTCATTAAACTTTTTATTGTTCGCCGTCTCAAGAGGAGCATCGAACAGTTTTGCTCGAACTGCTGGTGGAAGATAGTGCATGTTCAGACCATAGAATCCACCGGGTGCCGACTCGACAAAAAGAATCAATGGAAACGTATCGTAGTACGGTAGCTGCTTTTTTGTCTTCGGATCATAGAAGAACATGTACATCTTACCGGTACGAGGTGCGTTTCTCTGCGTCAACCGATCGTCACTAATAAGATCCAGCTTGTTGACATCCGTTAGTCCACGTGCCTTATTGCGAAACCACTCACGCGCCTTCTTCGTACGAGGATTAAGACCCTCACGAAAGGCAGCTGCTTGTAGTTCTGTAAAGAGTGACATACGATTCCTTATGGATACATTCTGTGTCTGATCTATTTATAAGATTCTACTTGAGAATCTTGATACCGAGTGACTTCAGTGTGTCCTCGGTCCAGACCTCGAACGTCCAGCCTCTATCGAGCGCAAACTCGGATGCGGCTTTCCACTTCGACTGATTCTTGACGTAAGTGAGTGACTCCTTGACGTATCGACGAGTCTTGCGTTGCGGAGTCTTAGGTGGCTTTGTCTGACCCTTTGGTTTGATCTCTATGATGTAGTTCTTACCCTCTTGTGTCTGAAACCATAGGTCCATAAAGTATCGATGTACCTTTTTGTCGGTCTCGCAGACATACGGAATCACGAGTTCTTCACTGTTCCAGTGCACAATAGAGCTCTGAGTGTCTATCCATCGAAAGGTATTGCGTTCCCATAGTGATCGATAGACGATATTCTTAACGTCTCCGACATACTTCTCAGGATGCTTTGGTGTGAATTTACCGCGGTAAGCCATATAAATAACTGAGTATTCTTCTTATAGTTTATACCGAGTTATTTATCTCCTATGCCAATAACAGAAGTACAAAGACGAGAACAGAACCATGTTGGGATATCAGATCTGAGATATCCTCAGGATCTTCCTGTCGACTCGACACCGTTCATGACGTTCTCCACACAGAGACCGGTGTACGATAATCTAGGAAGTGCGCTGCGTTCGAATCCGACCGGAGAGTCTGCCACTCTCTATGTACCCGCCGGTTACTCGGTATCCGACTCGATTCGATATGAGACGGCCGAGGGTGGTCTGATTGGATATGTTATTGATCGATTTGCCGATGGATCTATTACTGATATTAGTCCCGGGGAAATAGCAGACATCGCAAAACAAAACATTGCTGGAGTCAGTGCAACAATTGCTGGTGGTGCCGCCGCAGTGGGCGGCAACCTTGGTAGCGGTGCACTTACTGGTCTGTTAACATCGAGCGCTCTCGGAGGCGAGATTCAGAATCGAGTGAGCCGTCGTGAGGGTAAGACTCAGAATCCTCGTGAGTATATGATGTTTCAGTCACCAGAGATGAGATCGTTCTCCTTTAACTTTAGTATGATTCCTCAGAGCGAGACCGAGGCAAACGATGCGATTCGTATCGTAAGATTCTTTCGAAGAGCCTCGTATCCCGAACTTAGCGCCAACGGATTCGCATACCTCTTTCCGGACTTATTTAAGATATCATTTGGAAACAACGACTCGATGATTCGTATTCCTGAGGTTGCGTGTACGGGTGTCGAAGTAACATACAACTCGAACACGCAGTCGTTCTTTACACGTGGTAACATTCCCGTTCAGATCGATCTAGGAGTGAGCTTCCAGGAGCTGAAGGCAATCACTCGAGACGATATCGACGAAGGATTCTAATCGTATGGCATTCTACTTCTCCTACTTTCAAAAAGGCCGATACGATTTTGGTGAGTCTATTGTTAAAGACGTCACACGAATCAATACGTATACCACAATTTTTTCTGAAATCGCCGATGATGTATCGTTCTTTACTTTCTACACGATGCAACCCGGTCAGCGCCTCGACGAGATATCACAGGAACTGTACTCGACACCAGAGTTCTACTGGACGATACCACTAGTAAACGATCGAATCATTAACACATGGAACGATCTCCCAAGATCATACAGTGACTTCATATCGTTTCTTGAGAGGAAACACACCGGCAGAGCCTTTAAGATTCGTAATGATCAGACACCTGCCGGTAAGTTTCAGATCGGCGAATTCTTAAAATTAGAAGATGATTATATCAAAACTGGGTATGTACAAAATAATTACGTTGCATTGGACGGTCCAGTAAGCAACTCAAGGGCAAAACTAATCGGCAAGTATCCTACACAAGGTTATCTTCAGGTCGTATTTGTTGACCAAACAACGTTTCCTCAAAACTCTGAGTTTATAATTGTTGGTGAATCGTCAGGTGATTCAATCGTTATTACAAATCATATTCCGACGTACGATGCCCCGGCCAGACACGTCGACACAAATGGAAACTTTGTCTCCTACAACTCAGGCCAGGCAACACCTATAACGATTCGCCAAGACGAAGAGGATCGTAACGACATCATTTCTCAAATCAAGGTGATAAGACCCGAGTTCATATACGATGTGTCGACTCGCTTTGAGCAAGAGATGCGTCGACGCAGAAGAAGCACGGCGTAAGTTATGGCAGCCGATCCAAATCTTGTCGATAAGCTACCGAAGTCGTTCTCTGAGTTTCGTGTTCGACTCGTATCGTATAACGGCAACGTCTACGATATGACAGAACAGGTACTTGAGATCTCGATCTACGAAACGATCTATCGAGCGTTCATATATGGTGACGTAACGATTGTAGACAACGAGGCTTTGATCTCATCCTTTCCGTTCATTGGTCAAGAGCAGATGCGCATCGAGTGGAAGCGTGACGATAAGAAAGTCATTAAAGATTTTGTTGTTACTGATATCTTTGATGTATCACGTGCCACAGAGAACAGCTCAGTCTATGGTCTATCGATTACATCGGACAAGCAGGTACTGAATGCGGTGAATCTGTTCTCTCGTGCGTACACGGGTCGCGGTGACGAGATCATTAAGGACATATACGACGAGTTTCTGAACGACGACCTCGAGGTTCTGATACCGGCAAAGACGAGTCACAACGTCGTGTTCCCGTACATTAAGCCTCTTCAGGCAATCGACATGGTAAGACAGAACGTTCTGGCAGAGGACGACTCGCCGATGTATGTTTTTGAAACTCTATATCAAGAACGGCCACGAATCGATTCGTTTCGTCAGATGCTCGAGCGCGACTCGATCTTCACCATGGATCCGTCGACTCCGGCAAAGAAAACACGATCACCAGACTCATCACGTGACTCGTTATCCAATCGCGGTGAGATATACGAGGATAAGATCAACACCGCATACGATCTACTAGAGAATTTAAGCAACGGCTCGTTCTCGTCCTTCTCAACGGTTATCGATCCGTCACAAAAGATTGGAGCAAGGACTGACTTTGACTTTGTTCGCCATGCACCACCCGTTGCTAACAGTCATGTGTCGGATATATTTACGATCAACGATCAGCGTCTGAATCGCTTGTTTCAGACACGCAATATTATTATTCCACAGAATGCAAAGGCGTTTACAAACACACTTCCGAATCTTAACGGAGTGGACGAGCTCGACAAGTCGATTCTAAACGCCTATGAGAATCGA